CAGCTCCGCCTCGGTCTCATGCGGCAAATCAAAATACCACGCCAGCGCCAGCTCGGGGCGCAGAAGCCCCGCGTCCACCAGCTCACGCTGCTCGGCCCAGATACGCGCACGGTCATACAAAACACCGTCGCCCCAGTCGATAGCCGGGGCTGCGGTCTGCGGCAGACCGTCCAGCCCGTACACCGCGCCCAGCGCACTGCACAGCGCAATGGCCTGCTGTACCGCATCCGTCCACGCGCTCTGCAGGTCGCGGATCGTCAGGTCGTAGTCCACCGACGTTGCGGTGATCTCCGTCGCCGTGCGCGGCTCGGCGGGGGTCTCGACCTCGCTCAGAATGCCGCGGCGCAGGCCCAGCAGGCTCTCACACCCGCGCAGAAGATCCTGCTTGCGGGCCAGATAGCTGCCCTCCCGCAATGTCGGGCTGTAGACCGTCACGCCGACATTGGCCGGGTCGTCCGGCAGGCCGACAAACAGATCGTCCTGCAGCGCACGGCGGCCCTGGGCGTCGGGGCGCAGCAGGTCCTCCGACGCAAAAACGCGGGACGCACCGTTCGCAAATTCGGCGTTCAGCTGCTCCTCGCAGCGGGCCAGTGCGTGCAGCAGCCCCGCCGCCGGGGCGTAGATGCTGACCGCGTCGGTGCTGCCGTCCACACAGTTCATCAGCGGTGTTTTCAGCACGGCCAGCCCGACGCCCTGCACCCCCGGCAGCACAAGCTGCGGGACCAGCTCCGCACAGGCGGGCAGCGTGGCCAGCGGCACACAGCGGCCCAATGTCTGGCCGTTCAGCTCAAACAGCCGCGTTTCGATGGTCAGGCCGTCCGCGCCCGCGGTGCGGCGCTCCAAAAGGGCGTACTGCCGCCCATCGACGCTGTGCCGCTCCATCGTGCCGACGGCCAGAAGGCTGCCGTGGGCGTCGCGGGCCAGCGGCACGTAGCAGTCGCGCCGGATGGCCGCAAAGTCGAACGCCCCGTCCCTCGGCACCGGTTTCAGCAGACACTCTCCGCCCACCAGCGCGTACTGCATCGCGGTCTTGGCCGCCGCGTTCAGCGCCGACAAGCTGCGGCGCAGCGGGTCCGGTGCCTCGGGCGGCAGGCGGGTCTCGTACTCGGCAAAGACCGTGCGGCAGAGCTTGCCGACGATCAGCGCCGCCACACGGGGCGCGGTATCCTCGCCCGCGCGCGGCACGCCGTAGTACAGATCAAACCATTCCCGCACCGCCGCCCGCATTTTGACAGATGTAACGTCACTTTTCCCAAATGCCTGTTCCAAATAGGATTGCAAATCATCCTCTCCTTTCTTCATTGCCACGCGGTAGGGGCCGGGCATGCCCGGCCCGCGGCCTTCCCGCAGACTTCCGTTTTCGCCAGGCTGCGGGCCGCACATGTGCGGCCCCTACATGCGCAGCACATTTTAGCTTCCTCTCCTTCTCCACACCCCCTCCACCGCGTACCGCACCGCGTCAATGTGGTGGTTGTTCACGTCGGGGTAGCCCGGCAGCACCTCGCCCGTCCGCGGGTCGCGCTCGTACTCGTACTCACTGAACTCCGCCGCCGTGGCCGGGCAGCGCACCGGATCAATAATGATCGCCGCCAGCCCCTGCAGCCACTTCATGCTCTCGCGCACGCTGCCGGGGCCCTTCTGGGCCGCGCGGCAGGGCAGCCCGGCGGCGCGG